GTAGAGTTGTTGTAGCCACCAGCTTTACTTTTATCTTGAAAGACTAGAGAGGAGTCCATCTGATAAAGTTTGGTAGCGTCACCAGCATAGTTCGTAGAACCACTAGCACTAAAACTTGTAAATAAACCAACAGCACTACCTGTTAATCCTGTACCACTTAATGCCTGAAAACCAGCTAGGCTTTTATAGCCTTTTGCAAGAGGTAAGACATTATCAACTACTAAAGCACCTGAGTTCTCATAAGTAGGTAGGTCAGCTTGTAAATCGCCAAAATCGATCATCTATGCCACCTGTGGTGTGGACATCTGTAATGGTGATGATGTAGTAGATCCTCGTGATGAAGTTTCGTTTGCATTTTTCAATGCTTCTTTATACAGAGTTGCCCAAGTATTTATCCTTTCATCTTGCATAATAAATGGTGCTGACTCAGCCAGTGAACCATATAAATACAACTCAGGATAATTAGTTAATATTGTATTTGTTGTATTGTCGTCTGATAATGCCGATATTGTTTTATAATAGTTTATTTGCAGTGTTGTAGCACTGTCAGGTGCTATACCTAACAATATGTTAGATCCCACTATAGTAAAATATGTCGGTTTACCGCTTGTTTGACTCGTATTATATTTATTGTAAAAATCTGTATTACTCATAAATCTTAAAGTACAATAAGGGTTGCTTTGATATATAACAGTAGTTGCCTCTAAATATCCTGTAGGCAGAGAATAACTTTGTGTACCAGCAACTGTTGTTGTGGAAGTATCAGTGTTTACCATTTCTCTAACTCGCAACTCTCTATTGAGTCTAGCCTCAGTCAAAGTAATAAAATCACCTAAGTATGCAGTGAGATCACTTCTATTTAGATAGTTCGCAATAGTAGTTTTTAAATTGGAGTATGTGTCTAATGCCATTATAAGTTACCTGTATATATTCTAAAATGTCTGTTATCAGAGTCGTTTAACCAACGAAAAAATCTAGTCTTATCTAAAACTTTTCCATTGTAATTTAAGATGCCTTGTTTAGCTAATTGATGAACTACAATGTTTGGCAGTCTAGCAACACGATATCCTTTTTCATGTTCCAATGCTTTTGCTTTATATGCACCTTCGTTTTGTGCTTTTTTATTAGCATCTAAGATTTCTTTGATAGTTGCCTGATCTTGGTAGTTTTCAATATGATATTTATTCTCAGCTTCATCAACTATAAGATTTGTTTTAACTGATGATTGATCGTTAGGATCGTTAAGTGAGAATTTTTTTGCCATTACTTTATCGCTTTAGCTATCATCGCATCTATTGTGTCTTTCATGGATAAACCTTGATTACCTGAAATGCTTAACATTGGATCGTATTTACGATCACCCATAGATGTTTGCTTAGATTGTTTTTTACCATCGCCTTTAGAAATCATTTGGTCTGATTTCTTTGCGTTTTCTACAACCTTAAACAACCTTGATGTATGTTTTTTGTTTGTAAATATTGCCATTTTTTCCTCTCTATATGTAAAGGGGGTGCATTAAACACCCCCAGTCCTTTGACTACAAATAATTATGCAGTTAAGTTAAATATTCCGTAGTTTGCGTTTGGTGCTTTTGCACATAAAGCATACTCAGCTAAGAGTAACTTCTTGTCAGAGTCACCAGTCTTTGCAAGATCAGAGGTTTGGAAAGGGCGTAGGAAATCTACACTCCACATATCCATTTGTAGGATATCAACTCTGTTTGCTTGTTGATGTCTGTTTGGTACGAAAGCTACCTCACCGAAATCTGATACATAAATGTCAGTAGTACCGATTGATACTCTGTCACTCGCATCTTTGTATTTCGTTGCAACCCCAGCAAAAGCTGAAGCTAGTTGCTTGTGTGATGGTGACATCATTACTGTCTCAGGCTCTCCACCTAATTCAAAGGCTTTTAAAAGACCAGCTTTTAATAGTGCCTCTGTAAAGGTTCTGTTAGTACCACCAGCGATTGCTGTAGCACCTGTACCAGCAGGAGTTGCTGATGGTGAACCATTGGTTGAGAAGTTACCAGCGGCAGAAGATGTACCAGGTTTGTTACCACCATACCATGTTCCAACAGATGCTGTTTCTCTTGCAGTTGATGCGTTACCAGCGACTTTTGCATTTTCGACTCCTACTAATGCTCTTTCCATGTCTCGCTTAAGTTCTTTACCCATCTTCGCTAACTGGTAAGCCATCTGTGTGGACATACCAGCATTATCTACTGCATCGTCAGTACCAGAAATAGTTACTGCTTTTGCAGAGATTTGGGTGTAGTTGTTAAGTCTAACAGTTGCAGTTCTTGCATCACCTGTGTAGTCATCACCTTCGATTTGTGCGTTTGCAGCAGCATCAGCTAGTGAGTCTGTCTGCCATTCGTATAGTGTGTTTGTTGCTGTACCTTTTGATGCGTTACTCATAAAAGGAGTTTCAGTCGGTGAAATATTGTAAATTACATCAGCTAAATCTTCTCTTATAGAGTTTGCACCATCATAGGTATCAAAAGTATTGGTTGGTTGTGCCATTACTTATTCCTTTCTATGTTGTTGTTATTGAGAATACAATTCTTGTAAAACAGAAACAGCGTCATTCACTTTTCCTGTCTTTCTAAGATTTGCTTTTTTAGATTTCAATCGCTTTGCAACTTCATTATCGTCTTGAACTTTAGCACTAGATGAACTTACGACCTTAGATACCTTTGTTACTTTTTTATTTTTCAAGTTAGCTTTCTTTAACTTATCGTAACGATAAGCATTGGCTAACATAATAACGGATCTATGATCTACTAACATATTTATTTCTTGGTCTGTATAACCAATCTCTTTGGCATAATTTACTAAATTCTTTGTAAACTCTGCTCCTTTTTCTTTGTCAGCGTAAATAGGTAGTTTTTGAGCAAGTAGTTGTCTTTGCTGTTCAAGATAAGCGTTATATTGTTTTGTTTGCTCCTCTTGTTTTTCAGCTTGTATTCTTTGTTGCTCTTGACTTGCTTTTTCCAATAATTCTTTTCTGCGATCTTGTTCAGCTTTTACACGAACATACTCGGCTGGATTATCTTCATAAAGTTTATCTAAATCTACCTTAGATGGTTCACTTTGTTTTAATTGTTCAGTCAATACTTGAATTTGCTTTTCGTATTGATCTCTTTTGATTTTAGCCTCCTCGTTCTGCCTAGTGTATTCATTTTTTAATTCTTCTACACTCTTTCTATCTTGCGATAGTTTTTCGGTTTTACGAGTATAATCACTTTGTCGAGAATAACCTTTCGTGAGTTCATCAAGGGTGACTTCTTGTTCTTGTCCATCGACAACAACTTTATAAAGTTCCTGATTACTTTCAGATGGTTGTTCATCTTCAATTTGATCAATTAGTTCATCATCGTCAAAAGCATCTTCGATATTCGTTTCCGAGTCGCTTACCTCTTTTGTTGATTCTTCACTTGCTGTTTCCTGAGTCTTAGAGGCTTCCGTATTAAGTAAGTTCTTCAGGGCTTCAGCCGCCTCTCCTTGATTAAGAGACTTGGGCGTTGGTGCAACAGATTCACTGGGAGTTTCTGTTGCAGAATCCATTACTGGTTGTTCTGCCATTTATATTTCTCCTGTTATTTTTTTACAATCTTGCCTGTTTCCATAACTGATTGTATTTGCATCAAGACAACTTCTAACATTCTTCTCATGACAAAGATGTTCTCTCGTTGTTCTGAATCTTTTGGTTCAGAGTTTAACCACTCATTGTGTAACTCTGTTCTAACTTTTTGTACTGCTTCTATAAAAATAGGGTTTTCTAATATGTCTTTCGCTTGTTGGCTTCTTTTAATTTCATTATCTGCCACCTGTAAATCCAAACCCTTCCTTAAATCTACTAAAACCAAAGTTACGTTTGTTACGTTCTATGTTTTTGGCTATATTTGATCTGTATACATCGTCATTTCTAACTCTGTTTCCACTTGAGTCTACAGATGTTAGTGGTGAAGTGCCTAATAAACCACCTGTTAAATCTTCTGCTATTGCACCACTGCCTATTCCTTGTGCAGTTGGTCGATCTGTTCTGTCTATAACACTATCTATGGCTTCACCTACAGTTAAAGGATATTCAGGTGAATTACCTAATAGGTTATCTTTTACTGTATTGTAATATTGTTGAGGTGTAAAAACTTGAAAAGTTCCGTTATTAAGTTGCTGACCATACCCAGCATCAAGATATGTTTTAATAGCATCATTAAATGTTTTTTCTCGTCTTTCTGCACCACCAAAAGCACTATCTAACAAACCACCGCCTAATAGTAATAAAGGGTTGAGACTACCTGCTCCTAACTTTCCAATATTAGGATCAAATTTTAACAAGATGTCACCACCGCCTTTGGTATCGATAAGATAATCATCTAAAATGTTAGAAGCTCCAAAAACAGTGCTTGGATCTTTTTTCATTTGTTCGAACATCATTTGTTCACGATCTGGTTCATCAGGTCTATCACTTGATCCTTGCTCAATAGGAACACAACTTTTAATTACTGGATCATAAATATAACCTTCAGGACAAGGATCTGTCGGTGATTTATCATCTTCGTCAGGTGTATCAGAAACAGGTGGTCGAAAAGGATCGACATCTACTCTGTAGGGGTTAGCCTGTGCTTGACTACCATATCCGCCTGATAAAAAATTATTAATTACATCTTGTGCCGAAGAAGGCATATTAGGGGTTGCCATTATCTTTTAATTCCTTGCTGTAATATTTGTGTTGCTAGTTTTTCTTTTTGTGATTCTTTTGCATCATCTTCTTTAATTAATTGTGATGCTAATTTTTGTTGATCGAGTTCTAGCTTTTGTGCTTTGAGTTGTAGTTCTGCTTTATCTTTTGCTTGTTGTCTTTGTAAATCTGCTTGGGCTAGTTGTATTGCTGGATCAGGTTTTCTTTGTTGTGGTCTAGGTGGATTGACTGCTGGATTGTTGAAGAACTGACTTGCGTCTTTGTAACCAGCGTTTTCTAAATATTTCTCTAGGGTGTTATAAATTTTTTGTGGATCGACAATACCCATACCACCAGCACCGATTAGTTTTTCTTGCACTGCTAATACACGACCTAATACTTCTAGTCGTTGATCTTGTGATCCTGTACCCAGTCCAACTTGTACTGTTGCGTTGTAACGATCTACCCATTCTCTAGGGTTCATCGGTACAAATTTATTTCTTAACTTAATAATTCTTTCTTGATCTTGATACTTGCAAACTAATGTCAAGATACCTTGAAACATTCTCTTGATACCTTCACTAAAGTTTCTTGCATAGAGTTCAATTCGTTGTGTCGATGCGTTCATCATCACATTAGTGCTAGTTGCAGTTGTGTGTGATTTGTTTATTTGATCTGAGTCTAAGCCCATTTGAACTTTTGATACGCCTGATCTTGACTCTCTAATAGTATCTACTTTATCTAGCATCGCTAAACCTTGACTCATAAAGTTAGGAGAAGCGAGGGGGGTTACTGCGTTAGGGGATTTAACTCGTACTATCCCCCCAGCTCTTGAAGTAAGGAGATCGTCTATGTTTGCTTGTCCATCTACAACTACAGTTCTAGCATTGTTTTGTAGATAGGCATTATTAAGAGTTTGCCTTAAAAGGGTAGTCTTAATCTCTTGCACATCGCCAATTAAATCATAGATAGATAAACCATAAAACCTATGTGGCATAGGGATAGCTGTAACCATCGCAAAAGGTATTTGCTCTATAGGTTCATTCTCTAAGATGTGATAAGCATTGGGTGCTGATCCACCCACCACGATGTGTCTTAGTTCTGCAATTCCATCGTTATCGTAATCACACTTCATGTAACAATCAATAACTGATACTCGTGTCAGTAAAGGATCAATGTTTTGATATTCCTGAGGCATCGTCTCATCGTCATACGACCTTCTTGTGACAGCCTCTGTGTTGTAAATTTCTTCATCAGCTACTGGTAGTTCATTGACAATCTTCTTGTCAAAACCCATACTGATTAATTCTGATCTTGTTTTAAAAACTCTTTGTCCAATAAAGTTACAATCTTCTAAACTGTTTGCTGTTTTACTAACTAAAATACTTTCAGGTGCTACATTCTCAATACAAACACGACCATATTCTTTGACACGCTTTACAGTGACGTTGTAAGTTTGTTCCGTAAAGTCTTGTCCAGCAATATCGAGTTCATTTCCAGTATCTTCGACCTCTACAACCTCTACTTCAGGATCTGCAAGTAGTGCTTGGTACTCAGCAGTGGTTAAATTTTCATAAGACTCTTGTTTTTGCTCTTTGTCTGTTTTCCAATAGTATTTGACGAAGCCATTTTTAGAAATAAGTGCATCTTTGAACATTGTGTGCAAGATTTGATAGCCATTATTGTCTTTGTTGAAGATATGGTTGATGTAATCTGATGATTGTTCTGCGTAAGCGACATCTTCAGGCTTTTGAGGTTCAAATCTGACGATACTTTCGCCCTGTGTGAAGATTCTCATCATACTTGGGAGTATGCTTTCGACTACTTCGAGTACATCTTGTGATCTTACCTGCGATTGACCTTCTACTTCGTTACCTAAAGGCTCTCCTAAGTAAAATTTTAGTGCATTTTTACGCTGAGAAGATAACTCACCCCCATAAAAACCAAGAGAGTTTGTTATTTCTTGCGATATAAGTGCTTTTAATCTTTCTTTCGTTAATTTCATTATACAATTCCTAGCTTCGGATAATTAATTTGTGTAGACCAGTTTTTTGTTTCCTGTAATCCAGTACATAAATAGCGAAATGCGTCAGCACTGTGCGATGTCCAGTCGTGCTGTGGTCTATTTTTGCTTTCGCCTTTGTCGTTTACAGCCCATCGATACTGTCTGAGGGCATCTAATCCTTCTTTTGTCTTTTCAAAATCAAAATAACATCGTGATAACGTCATTCTGACTGCGTTAATTCCATCTTCTATACTCATCTTCGGTACAATACTAGTCGTCAAGCCAAGACTTTGTGCGATTTCTACCCTTGATTTACCTGTTCCGATCTCTCGGACATTAGCATCGTGAGGTAGGTAGTGTGTATCGTAGATATATCCTCGATCTTGTAGGATTGAGGCATAGTATTCTAGGGATTCACCACTATCTTCAAAGTAGTCAATGAGGTGTATAGCTGTGCCTTTTTGCTGACAGAACCATATTGAGGTTTTATCTGCCATTCCTAGATCCCAAAAGGTCGATACCTTCAATGTCGGATCATAAGGTACTTTTGTTATACGACTCTCATCTTCGGCTTTATTCAGTCCTTGTGAGTATATAGCTCCGATTGCAGAGCTTTCAAAACTACATTCATATTCTGCCTCGTATATCTCAGGAGGCATTAATTTTTTTGCTTCGGCTAATTCTTCTTCTTTGACGACCTTCGTTTCACTCGCTTTAAATTTAGCAGTAAACCAGTTATCATCATGCAGTCCATGATTATATAGGTCGAAAAAGGCGTTATGTCCAGCAGGTGTGCCAATCGCAATCATAAACCCTTCTCGATCTGATAGTGCAGGTCGTATGACCTCAGTCCACATCTTCGGTGGCATCTGGGCTACCTCATCTAATACTACACCATCAATATAGAGTCCTTTTAGGGTTTGTGGTCGTTCACAACCGAGTAATTGTATTCTGCCTCCATTAGGGAGTTCAGCTCTGAGTTCGGTCTCGTGATAATCCATATTTGGCAAAACAGAAGTGTAATACTTGAGATAATCCCAAGCTATTCTTTTCGCCATGCTGTATGTCGGTGCGATATAATAATATCGTGGTCTTGGTAATTGACATTGGAGACATCGTTTGATCAACTCATTGACTGTTAGAACTGTCTTACCAAAACGTCTATGACATACTAATACATTAAATCGTTTTAGGTTCTTATGAACTTGTTGTTGTAATTCTCTAGGCTTATAGGGAATCGTTATGGTGTTCATGCGTCATCTTTTTGATTATCCTTTAGATAGTCATTAATCCTAGCGACACTACGATCAGATACTAGGTTTTTTCCTGAATTTTTTACCACAGGAGACCTATCTGGCAGTTCACCTAATAAAACACTCATGACACTAATTTGAGGCTTTGTAGCCTTCTTAATCTTCTTTTTTTTCATTTGAATAATGATCTCCACACAAGAAGTAATATTGTCGATATGCGTCTTGCGGTTGTATCGCAAATGTACCCCAAGCATCACAATATAAACATACTCTTTTTTGCATTTCTTGTTTTCTATCCCAACTAAATATAGCGAACTCACTATGTAGTTTGCCTGTCGGTATAATATCTTTTTTTAATCTAAAATCTATATCCATTTTGAGCCTTTATAGAGATTTGTACTGAGTTGAAATCAGTCCATATATATATAAAATATTGTGTGTGGGGGTTTGTTTGTATTGTGTTCTTATAAATTAATTATCCTAATTTAGTAATATATTATCACTATAAACACTATTACAGATAAAAATACATAACATTACATCACAAAACAGTAATATATTATTATATTTATGTTTATTTAGGATATCTTTAAGAACTTTGTATATTGTTCTTATGTTTTATATATCTATAACCATTAGTAATATTATAAACCTTAAACGCAACGTATATAAGTCTAATAATATCAATACTTTCTATTAATATATCTTTTATCTTTCTATATGTATTCTTTATACCCTTATATATAGCTTTTATTATATATGATTGTTTTTCTCTAATAGTTGGTATTTGTTTCATGGTTTTTGGTGGTTAATTCGTGGCAAATTGGTTTGATTTAGATTGTTTATAAAATCCCATTTAGTCCTTAATTGCTCTTGACATATTCTTTAATATTTGATCTATTATAAATAATTAATAATGCGAGGTAATTATGACTATTAACTATATTAATCACGATCATGACGATAGAGCCAAAGCTCTCCATTCTTTTTTAGTTAATGACGGATTTACTAAAGAAGAAATGGATCATATTCAATTTAAAATAAATGATGATGATACATCTTACATTGATTTAGACGGAGCTAATGTCAATGAGTCTTATATGGTTCTTACTGATGAAGAAGCAGACGAGAAAGTAAAAGAATATATCAGAGATTCTGTTTGGGCTTTTAATTCTTCTTTTTTATCTTCTCACTCAAAAGCTGACGAGAGAGTTTTTGAAATATTAGCTGATCAATGCGAGAGTTCTAATGAAGCAGTATTTTCTTTAATAGATGATTTTGATCATTTTGTAGAAGATGCAATTTTATCTGATGGCAGAGGTCATTTTTTAAATACTTATAACGGAGCAGAGGAGGAGTATTCAAATTACTTCATTTACAGATGTTAAAACTTACTGAAAGACAATTAAAAGAAATAGTCAAAAACATGGATAAAGGTCTTACAGTTCAATTTACAGGATCAACTAAAAAACAATATGAAAATTATTGTAATCAAATCAATTTGTATCTTGTAAAGATTGGAAGAACTCCAACACCTTTTTTTAATTAGGTATTTATTAGAGGGCTTTTTATAGCCCTCTGATCAATATCTATAATGATATTGAAGAAAGCGAGGTTGTTATGCCTTTTTATGGACTTAACGGATTAGACTTAATTTTATTGGTAGCGTTCTTTTATATATCTTACAAACTTTATAAGAGAGCTAAGAAAGAGAAAAACAATGACTGAAATTGAAAAATTAAAAAAACAAATAGACGAAAACTATTTAATACCAATTAATTCATTGTATCAATTTATAGAGTTAAGACATTTAGACTCTGAAAATAAATACAAAATATCAGAAGATGAATGGAATAATTTTGTTTCAAGTAATCAAGATTATTTTGCTGAAGAATGCAGTTTACTAGCTCAAGATTTATTTGCTGATTGGTTTAATGATAGAGAGATAAATAATCATGATTAAAATCGATACATATAAAATACCAGATTATCATGACGAACAATATAAACAACCATGTCAAGAGTGTGGCAGAATATTACACGAAGATGTAGCTATTGAAATTTGGGAAAGTAAAACCAATCCAGTAGACGATACAATTTGCGTATGTGATGACTGTAGCCAAACTTATGCTGATGAATACAAATCAGAGGGCTATATAAGTCAAGGTGAACTTGATGAAATTTGGTTTAATGAAACATATAAAAAAAACGATCTTAATGATTAAAACCGAAAAAAAAGAATTTGTCGCCAACGACAGATATCGTTTCAGTAATGGTAAGACCTCATACGACTATGAAAAAGAGAGGGCTATGCGATTAAAGGAACGAAAGCGAGTTAATAAGATTTTATCTTATGACTATTTTAGTAATAAAAACAGCGAGGTAAATAATAATGAAACCAATATTTAGTTATGATGATGTAGAAATTACAAAAGTTAATTGTATTAAAACTAAATGGGATAGTAAGAAAGAAAAATCAATTACTTTAAAAAAACCTTACATAAAAAAAGTTGAAACAATTAAGTGTAAAGTTTACGATTTAGTTGATTTTATAGAAACTCTTAGATTCCATTCTGATGAACATTGTCATTGTTATGGTGATGATAATTATTTAGAAGTTAAATTTAAACTTACAACAGATTATTAAATATATAGTTAAAAGCTCTTTATAGGGCTTTTAAGTATGTATTTAGCATACTAGAAAGAGAATAAATCATGAAACAAGATCAGATTTACACCTCTAATGACTATCACGAATTTATATTCGTTGAAGGAAATAGAGAAATTAAATCTTCCAAAGTAAGTAAAATGATTGATAGTATTAAAACATTTGGATTGGTAAATCCAATTGTGGTCGATCAATATAAACAAATAATTGACGGACAAAATAGGTTTGAATGTTGTAAAACTTTAAACATTCCCATTCGATATTCTGTCTTTCATGTAGAAAAAAGCAAACTAATTGACTTAATTAGAGATATCAATTCCGTTCAAAATAATTGGAACAATATTGATATTGCAGGTGCTTTTGTCATACATAGTAAAAATAGAGAACATTATAAAAAATATTTAGAATTAGTATCTTTAGGTGTATCTCATTCTACTGTTGTTGAAGCCTGTTCTTATTTATCTTTAGGTGAAGATAAAATTAGAAGTAGTTATTTTGACTTTAGGAATGGAAATTTAGAAATTCCAAATCCTGTTTTTGAAAAAGTAAAAGGACAAATATTAATGTTAAAAGAGTCAAAAATAGAGCCTAAAATATGGAATAGGATTTATTTTATTCGTGCTTTATTGAAATTAAGAAAGCAAGATAATTTTGATATTTATACTTTTTTAGAAAACTTTACTAAATTTCCTCATCAATGGAAAAACGCATATACAGTAGAAGAAAATCTAAAAAGTATATTATCTGTTCATAATTACAAAAATAGACAAAAAGCTAAATATTATTTTGAGTAAGTTGTAGTATTTTTAGGCAATCTGATATTCTTGGGTTGCCTTAATGTATTGTATATTTAGTTCCGTAATGTTCTTTATCTATTTCGTGAAAATTCTCGTGATCAGATTTGTAAGACTCTACAAATTTATAACATTCTTCTTTAGACGCAAAACCTTGAAAAACAATAATGACATTGTTGTTATCTTCTTGGTCTTTATGAATAAATAAACTGCATTTAATATCTTTATCGAGTAATATGTCGTTCAATGGCTTTTTTGACGATTTCAAATGCTTCCGATTGACTGATTTTTTTTCTGGTTTTGTTGATTTTTTCATAGATTTTTACCACTATTGTTGGCTCGATATTAATTAACATACAAATAAATTTGAAACTTTTACTATTGATCCATGCCTGTGCTTCAGCACAAAGGACATGATCTGATATATCATAATTTGGGCTAGTTCTAAAAGTTGCGTCTAAAATATTCCTTGATAAAACTGACACCCATAAATTAACATAGGCGTTCATAATAAGATTTAGGCAGAATTTTCCACCTTAGTAAATTCATATCATTTACGATCCATAATCTAAATAGAACAAACTGAGAACAATGCCCTCTTGAAGCGAGGATAGAGGGCTAACCCATCTTAAAGAAATCTCTTAGACAATCAAGACTTTCCTTTAAATTATCCATTCCTTTACGTCTACCGACAGGTTGGTCATTAACAATAAGGTTATAAGTTGCTGATTGTAGGTTTAATGGGATAGATTGCATGGCTTTGTTGAATTGGTCATGGGCATCAAAACCATTAAGATTGAATATTTCAAGCGAATTACCCATTGGAACACCCTCTAGGCGATCCCAATTAAAGGTTTGGCTAGATTGGAGTCCTGCATAAACTGATAATGCTTCTAGCTTTTCTCCTGCCACAAATCTCAAGGCATTTATTCGACTATCTTGAGGGCAAAGTAAGTTTTTGTGATAATACTTTTGTAAATTTGAGTTTATTTCCCCATAAATATGTTTTAACCCTTGTTTCATAGGCTTCATATCAGGGAGTCTATAAAGTTGTCCGTCAATCGTAATGATCTCTTGACCACCTCGATCCATTTCTTCTATGGGTTGAGCTTCAGGATTGTGTTTTTTCTGTTTCTTCTTCTTTTTTGCCATCTAGCTCGTTTGGTTTAATGTGGTTGCCTTTTTTATCATAGATCCAATCCATAATTCCCCATGCTTCTTTAGTAGTAAAAAATAATAATCCGTCTTTTTCTTCAATAAAGTTAGCAGTTATGTTATGTCTTTTTTTGAAATCTTCAATGCTAAAGACATCTTCGTCATTAAAACGTTCTTGGTTGAGCCAAGTTGCAAAGTGTGGGATATATTTGTCATCACTAGCTTGATCACATAACTTATTGTATTTAGTGATAATAACTTCAGCGTCAATGTCTTTAATCTTTTTAAACTTTTCAAAAGCTAGTTTTTTTGATCCCCTACGAACTTTTAAACTATCCCATATATATATAAATATATTAGATACATCTTTATCTTCATCTTTATCTACAGTGACAACAAGTTGATCTGACAAAACGCTATCAAATTTTTCTTTAGACTTTTTTCTAGCTTGACTTCTCTTGTTAGAGAGTTCAATACCCTTAACAAATTCAAGTTGTTGTCTTTTGTTAAAGTAGCGATCATTTTCTATGTAAAACTTTTTTTCTAAAACATAAATTAGATCAGACCTGTTCTGCTCAATTTCCTCTAAGTCAAACGTCATTTGAAATATTAGTTTGCAAAGTTCGTTAATATCACAAGGTAAACCTTTGCCATTCATTGTGTGACTAAAGAATAAAAGGTCTGTATAAATACCCCTCTGTGCCATTGTAAATGATCTTGTAGAGGCTATGTAATCATTTGGAAAGAAATACATAGCTGGTAATTTATCAATCATGTTTTAATCACCTTGACATTTTGTTTCATCGCTGGAACAAAATCTACATAACCATTTTCTTTCAGTCTATATAAATATTTGTGAATACTGTTAGTAGTTTTTAAACCTATAAATTTTGCAATATCTCTGTAGCTTGGACTAGGCATATTTTCCTGTTGGTATTTTAGAATGAATTGGAGTATCTGCTTTTCTTTTTTGGTCGGAGAATAGTCTGTAGAGATGTGTAGCCTGTTGCAAGTTGGGCATTTCATTTGGTTTTGATCCATATTCTAATAAAACTCCTTCCCAAATAATGTTATCCATTTCAGTAAACTCAAGTAAGTTTTCTTTGCAAATCTTCTTGTATTGTAAAAAAGCCTCAAAAACGCATAAAACATAACGTATTTCCCTGTTTTTATCTGTATCACGCAAAAACAAATATTTGTAAAATACAGACACAATTTGATGTATATACTAAAATAAAAAAAATACCAAATAATTCTTGCTAGTTATTCAAAATTACTATATGTCTAACTTATGGCAGATTGCAAATATAACTATTCTCACATTGTCATAAATTCGAATACTCCTCCTTTAGAAAATAACTATAGTGATATGAAGATGAAAGAGAATAAGTTGAAAAGAGATTGTCAAGAAAGATTAAAGAATTATAAATATAGTGATTTACAAAAATCTTTAATTTGGCATCATATCAATTCGACTACTAAAGTGTAGTCTGCCATACAAGGAAGGAAGCGAGATGAAAAAAAATTCAAGTGAAATAAAAAAAGTAGATATTCAAAGATTTATTAAAGTGATGGAACGCTTTAAGAAAGCAGGATTGAAACTACAGAAAAGGATAGAAGATGCCAACAGGTCAATACAAACTAAGTAATGGTAAATTAGTTGTTGGAACAACAACAGTCATCGGTCGTTTTAAAGACTCTAATGCTCTTATACATTGGGCATGGGATTGTGGAAAGAAGGGTTTAGACTATCGTCAGGAAAGAGATAAGGCAGGGGAGCAAGGCACAAGTGTTCATGACCTTGCAGAAAAATATATTCATGGACTTGATTATGAAATACCTGACGATAAAAAAGTCCAAAAGGCTTTTAAGAAATTTACAGAATGGTGGGATAAGCAAGAGTATAAAATTGTTTGGTCTGAGAAGCAGATGGTCTGTGAAAGTTATGAGTTTGGTGGTTGCCCTGATCTTCTCGTGCAAGACAAAGAAGGTAATTATGTTTTGATAGATTTTAAAACTGGTAAAAGAATTTACACTGATACAATCATACAGCTTGGTGCATACGCTTGGTTGATAAATAAAAATGATAATATCGAGGTTCAAAAAGGAATTATTGTAAGACTACCAAAGAACAATAGTAAAATCGAAACTAAAGAATTTACTATAGAAAAACTAACGCTAGGTTTCGACCAATTTAGATTATTTAGAGAGGCTTACGATAATAATGCGATCATTGAAAGATGTTTTAGGAAGGAAAATTAGTATGACAACAATGAAAGATGCTCTTGAATTTGTTAATAGAGATGAATGTAATGAATTTGAGAAAAGTTTTTATGATAAAGGGAAGGATAAAGATTGGCAGGTTAGTGAAAAACAAATGGCTGTTATTGCAAAAATGCCAAAAAAATATCCTGTAGATGATGAACCAAGAAGGACTGATCCATTTGAAGGTCAGAAGCCACAATCAAATACAGATTTTAATTATGGTTCGAATATAGCTACTGATGAAATAGAGAAGAACTTACGACTTATTGATAGAGCTTTTGAGCTTATGGATAATTATGCAAATTTAAAAGAGTTAGATCAAGAGAACAAAAGAGCTATAGCTATTAGTTGTGCAATCAATCAATCAAGAGCTGATTATTTTAATGGGAAAAAATGATATCTTTAGTCATATCAATTATTCAGTTGTTGGTAATTATATTTATAGCTGTCATGATTTACGCAATAGGAGATCAGTTAAGTAAAAAATGAGTCTAGCGTTTACTGATTGGGTTATTGAGGAGCAGGAAAGAGAGGAAAGGTTAGATTTGAAAGAACACACAAAGGCGTTGTTTAAGGGTAGAGGTTGGAAAATACCTGAAGATGCAGTATGTGTAAACTGTGGCGACATGGCTGTAGATACACATCATTATAGAAATCGTGCTATGGGTGGGAGCAAGTATTTAGACTATTATGAAAATTTAATTCCTCTCTGCCGACTTTGCCACGATTGTGCTGAGTCCGATAAGGAAATAAACCACACCTTTTACATTAAGAACTTACGAGAAATCCTAAGAATAGAGGAGGAAAAATACAAAAATGGCGACCATTCCCAATAATCTTATTGACCAACTAGAAGAAAAAGTTGGTGATGCTTTACTACAACTCGAAAGTGTAGAAGATGTTGTTCAAGCTAAAGTAAATAAGGAAATGATAAAGGAATGGAAATCAAAGAAACTTGCAGAGCTTCAACTAAAAGAAGAACAAAATGGTGTTGCACAGTCTAGTAAGCAAGACCGAAACGCTAGAGCTAGTCGTGAATGGAATGAGTATTTGACAGAGTTAGAGTTAAAAATGAAAAAAGATACACTCAACCTTGTCAAAAGGGAAAATGCTCAGATCGTGATATCAGCTTGGCAGACATCAACAAAAGAAAAGGGGATCAAAGTATGAGTCAGAAACAGGATATATTAAATCACTTAAAGAAACATAGAAAGATTAATGGATTAGATGCGTTGAAACTTTATGGTTGTTTTAGACTACCAGCTAGGATATTAGAGCTAAAAGAAGAAAAACATAATATTGACGCTAATCTAATTACTTTGAAGAATGGAAAGAAAATAGCAGAATACATTTACAATGACAGATAAGATATATACATACAAAGATATTGCGAAGATATTTGATTGTCATGAAAAAACAATCTACCGGAAAATAAAAAAGGTTAGGGAAACATACCCTGATAATAAATCTATTAATAATTATATGGGGAGTAAGTGGTATTGTTTTGAGGGGGATTTGAAAGAGGTGTTGAATTTGTGTTCAGAAGTAGAGATTAACAAACCTCTTGAACATCAATAATACATTTGTTGAGAATAAGTTGGATAGTGCCTTCGTTGCCTTTTTTGTATTCATCATTCTCTAATGAATAACTTGAAAACAATATTGTCTTGTCCTTTGTTCTTTTGTATAGCCAACCCACAGTCATGCAGATTGGCATTGGTTTATCTTCGTAAGAACTAGCTTCGATCCATGTTGGATCACAAAGCCCACTATCAATCCATTTTATAATGACTAAGCGAAGGTCTTGACATTCGTTGGCTTCCCACCAACTCCTTGCCTTTTGGATCGTTTTCTTCGCACTGCCGATTTCTTTTGCGATTCTGTCATTCTGTTCGCTTTCGATTTTGGAACGCATTTTGGATATTTCCTTTTACTGCCTTTAGCAGACTTACGACCACACTTGGCATAACTGCCATCTTTCTTCCTAGATCCTATGTCTACCCAGTCTTGAGCAAACCACTTAGTAAGACCTCCACTAGCTTTGCTCATGCTTTTTTAGTTCTATAACCACCACCACGCTTTTTGTATGTCTTGACAAGCCACGCATTAGCATATGCACTGGGGTAAACATCAAACTTTCTTTTAGCTTCTGCTTTTACTCGTGCATACAGAGCCTTATTAGTAGGTACGTTTTTTGTAGCCATTATTTTTTCTTCTTTTTCTTTTTAAGTTTTTTGAAGTCAGCTCCTGTTATTTTATCTCTAGGTGATGCAATCTTTGCTAGTTTCTTTTGTTTTGGACTGTATTTTGAGAAGGGCATATTACTTCTTCTTCTTTTTCATTTTCTTTTTTAATTTTTTCTTTAGTTCTTTAGAAGGTCTACCGACATTCTTTCCGTATGTTCCTTTTCCGTATGGCATATTTTACTCCTTTAACAATTCCACATCTTACGAGACCAATAATTTGCAGATAGTTTATTATTCTTTCCTTTAATTCCACCTGATCTCGCACAATAGGATTTCTTTCGTGCAGGTGAATTTTTCTTGATGCTCATATTAGGATCACCAAAGTTTATCTTTTTAACTTTGTCACCATCTTTTACGAACACCTTAAACTTTTTGACATCACCCTTCATGGGTTTATTGAGTTTGACTGTTCTACCCTGATAAGTTGCCATCTAATTCTACCTTCTCTTGTTTCTCTAATTGTTCTGTTAGTGATCTGTTTTGAGATGAAGCATATTCTGCTTTTGCTTTTTGAAATGCAATTACATCGTCTACAGTAATCTTTAGTTTTTCTTCTCTTAACAATGCGTTTTTATCTGCCCAGTTGTCAAGACGTTCATTAAGGAACTTAATGTGTAGATCCTTTTCTTCGATAGCTTTTTTTAGCTCTCTGTTTTCTTTCTTTACTTTGCGTAGTAATGCTTCAACTTCTTTAAGTGTACTCACTTCTTTAACAACTTCATCGCACCTGAAGCTCCTTTAATTCCAAAACTTGCACTAATGGCAATATATAAAAGATGTTGGTAGTAAGTAGGCAGACTATGTAGTGCTTCAAAACCAGCTTTTATATGTGGAGTCATAAAAGGAATAAATACTAATACTGCTGGTAATAACAAAACTATAAGTGCAATTTCGTCTTTTATGCTGTTTTCCATTTGATTTACAGCAGATGACTCCCATGCTACTTTACCAGCAATCTGATCTTCTTTGAGTTTTGTTTTAGCTTTTATTTCAGTAACAGCTAATTCTGCTTTTGCTTTTTTGGTTTCAACAAAACCTTTTACTGTATCTTTAAGAATAGACGCAATAGGGCTTACAAGTAAATTTAACATTATATATTCCTCATGGTATCTGCCAGTTCGTTAGCTCTATTAGGGGTTTGTTTTGCCCATCGACTGTCTAACATTTCATCACTGGCAGATTGATAATCACACTTTGTTAAGTGGTATTGAAAGTTTTTAAATTTCGATAATCTAGGTAATCCTAGCTGAAATGCCATATTAATAACACAGCCAAAAGCGATAGGATCAATATCTTCTTCTTTGATAAATGACCTTGCGTCATGTAGAGCTTGGTCAAAGTCTCTTTCGAAGTATTCCATAATTGTTGCATCATTGTATTCTACTCCTTCCTTGAGGTCGTCTGTAGGTAGTACCAAATGTCCAACACCAAACGTAGCGTTGCCCAAGTGATCTTTATAAATCTTATTAATTTTACCTTCGTGGTGAATTATTGCAGATTTAATTTCTTCGTACATTCTATAAGTTTCTCCAAATACCATTTTGCTTTTTCCAAATCTTCAATGCCACCTTTTGATTTATGTCTGACAACATATTTGACAATGTTTCCTTGAAAATAGTCTAGTTTAAATTCGTGAATAAAATCTGATACCTGTATCTTTGTACCGATATAGTATGGTGGATTTATTTTATCTTTCATATTTGACGTACCCATCTGTTTCCTCGTTTTAGGATCATTGGTATCAAGTGTGGTACACCATTTATAATCATTCCACAACCTAGTACAGGTCTCCTAATATTAACTTTTGAGTAGGCAAATGCAAGTGAGTCTTTATCAATAAGACAGCCCACATTCATGCCAAAACGTAGGTTTTCAGGGCTTGACCAAAAACCAATACGAAATTCCGTATGATAATGACCTTGTATAAAATTCATGCCTATTGACATTGAAGATTTTACAGGATCTTTATTCATGTTATGGCAGAAATAATATTCGCCATATTTATCTTTTATAATTAGCCTATCGTGCCAACGCCACTTTTGCTTATCGACACCGAGTATATCTGCGTAGTCCTTCACTGCTAGAGAAGGAAAGCCATGATGCTTTCTCTTTCTATAAACCATTGATCCATGATTACTATGAAGTAAATCCATCTTTGGAAATAACTTCTCAATCATCTTGATCTTGTATAACCCTAGCTCTAACTCTTTAGAGGCACTAGGTAGATCAGGATCAGAGTCGTGAAAAGACAGAGCATGATAATCAAGCTCATCGCCTATACATACAACTCTTTCAGGTTTGTATTTTTTTTTGATAGCTTCTAAGAAAACAAAACTATCAGTATGACTGTATGGTTCGTGAAGGTCTGAGATTATTAAAATCCGAGACATCTTCCTCCCTATATTGTTGTCACCTCTTTTTCTGTGCAAAAGGTTGTCACATAAATATCAGGAACAACCATTACTTTGTTTGCAAACATTACAGCGTTGTATCTACATTCTTGCATAGTGTGATATCCTGCTGTTTTAATAACTTGTGTTACACAAGTTTTATCAAGTGGTACAGTGGGTGACTGTATACATAACCACATGACGATAAAAAACTTCATTTGTTATCTATAAGGTAGTTTTCTATCCAAATTATTTTTTCTTTAATGACAGCTATATCTTGTTGCATTTGTGAAATAGAGTCTGCTTTAGCTTCAACAGCTTCTAATCGTTCACTCCACATACCCCATGTCATCGCTAATGATGCAAGGATTACAAGATAGGGTAAGACTGTTTTAAAATCTATGTTCATTTAGACCACTCTACCTTAAACTCATTACCCTTTTGGTCTTGAATAGACATGGTTTGTTTCTCTGTGCCATAAATTTTTGGAGCTAGTTTACCAGCTTTAAAATGCACATTCTTTTGTATAATCTCTAATAGTTTGACCTTAGTCATATTTAACTTTGGATCTTTTTTTGCTTCTTCTAAGAGTTTGTCTAAATCTTCAATAGTGTAAAGAACACTGTCGTGTTTAGCTTGTAGATATTGTTGATTTAGTTTTTCGTCTTTGTTGATCCATTGTCTTAGCGTTGTCCAAGATACATCTAGTTCTTTGCAACATTCACGAATAGTTTTACCTCTCGCTAACATTTCAAATAGATCGGATAAAATAGACTGCTTATACTTGCTTGGTCTATTACCCTGTTTTCTTACTACTTCTGTGGTCATTATTTTGCCTTTGCTGACATATCATTAAGTGGATTGTTCAATGCCTTATCAATGTTTAAATTAAGGTTATCTTCGATAATTTTAATCTCATCAAATATTTCTCTAATATCTTCTTTTTGTCTATCTTCTACATCATTAACGATTTCTGTAATGTGTCGTATGTCATTACCCATTTGTCGTAAATCTGTTTTCATATCGTTCTTGAGGTCTTTAGCGACATCAGCAACTAAGGTAATCTCATCAAGGATCATATCTAGTTCTGATTTTATGACTGCGATTTGTTCATCATAAGAAGATAGATCAGGTGCTGTGTATTCTTCTATCTTGGCTTTCATATCCAAGTAGTCATCGTAAAACTTATAACCAGTCCAACCACCACCAATAATTGCACCTATGAGGGATAAAATAAGAAAAAACTTACCACCAGTAAACTTCATTCCTTGATACTCAATACTGGGCATTAATCATATCCTCCATCATTTCATTTTGTGCTGACTCAAATAAGATTCCGTAGCTATCGTTTATTTGCATCATGCTATAATCAGATATATCCATATCTGTCAGTGTTACTTGTTGGTATTTATTAAATCCGTCTGTGTCTGCTAGTTGTGCCATGACAGCTAGTTTGACATTATTTAAAACTATTTGATTACCTTGATCTACAACCCTAGCAATAATTTTTTGAGCAACTTCTTCTTTTGATTTCGGTTGTACTGTTTCTTGCTGTTCTTCTTCCTCTGTCTCCACAGTGGGTTCATCAGCATCTTCGCTATTGGGTTCGACTTCAACTTCAAGTTCTTCTGCCATTTCTGTCATATCAACTTCGACAACTTCCATGTCAGTTTGGATTTCTTCTATAGGCTCAAAATCTTCCATACTAGGAGTTTCGATTTCTATATCCACCATTTCAGGTTCGACCATATCAAACTCGATTAAGGCTACCTCACCTTGTGGATCTTGTATTTCTATTTCAAAACTAATATCTTCGTAAACTTCATAACCAGCATCGATTACTTCCATCTCAATCTGATCGAGAACTTGATCTATCACAATCTCAATAATTTCGTATGTGGTTGTAAAATAATAATCAGAGAAACCGATTCCAAAATATCCGTTATAGTAGCCTCGATCAATACCATACAACTCTAGTTCTGCTGTGTTAAAGACTAGGCTTGATACATCTTGTTGATAGTCAAAGTCTTGTTTACCTACCCATGAGATATCAGTGTAGTTGTGTGTATATTGTTTGGTTAAAACTCCATCATTATAGAGATTGACTGAGATTTTAAA